TAACGATGGAATCTATGTAGACGGTCCCTTTATTAAAATAAAAATTGGAGACTCAGTTGGAGCCCATCCAATTACAGAGTGGTATAGGCCAATGCTGATAGATCTAAAAGTTTCCGAGAACACGGCAACAATGTTGATAAACGGAGAAGAGGTAATATCTATTTCTTACTCTACAAAAGACTTAACGCTACCACCAAAAACAAAACTTGTAGGTGGCATAGAAAAAGATAATGACTGGCTAGGATTTTATGCTTCTGCTAGTGTGCCTTTTTTAGATATTGACTGTGTAGCCATTTACTCATATCTAGTTCCAGCGGTAGTTGCAAAAAGAAGGTTTGCTTATGGTCAAGCAACAGAATTCCCAGAGAATGCAAATACTGCCTACGGGGGAACGTCTGTTCTTGTAGACTATTCTTTTGCTGATTATACAAGTAACTATAGTTATCCAGACATTGGTCGCTGGAGCCAAGGACAGGTTGAAAACTTAACAATATTGGATGACGCCCTATCTGTGCCAGACTATAAGTTACCAGAGATAAAGTTTAAAAATACCTTTACAACCCAGCAGTGGTACGAAGATCTTTACGATGAAAACACTGTCCCCGTAACTCCCTTTATTAGCTTTACTGGAAAAGATGCTCATTTACTATTTGAAAACATGAACATTCTTCAGCAAGACCTTAAAGGTATTTTCGGGGTATTCCAAAAAGTAGGAACTGGAACAGCCAAACAAATACTATTAAAGATACAAGATAAAACTAACTCAAATAACTTAGAGATATATATAGAAAACAATAACCTAGTTTACAAGCTTAATTTCGGAACAGAATCAACAACCCTGTATTCTCAAGAAATGTTCCTTCCGTTAAGTCCATTCTGTGTAGGTATTGAAACCGAAAAATTGTCAGAATACTTCGGAGACCAAGCTTCTTCATTTTTTGGAAATAGAAGCAAGCTTTCGCTGTTTATAGGTGGAGACACTGACTTTACTAAAACCTTTTTGGGAAAAATCTATAAGGTGGGGTTCTGCAGTTCAAGAAACCTTGAAAAAATATCAAACCTGTTTGACGAAAAGGGCCTTCTAACCTACTTTAATCCAGAAAACTACTTTGATGATCATTCGTTAGATCTTGTTTTTGATGCAGGAGATACTAATTTTGAAAATGACCCAGTATATGATGAAACTCTTTTTGGTGGAGAAGTGGATTCCTTTGAGTCTATTGCTGGGATTAGCTTTGCAACAATATCAAACTTTACAGCCAGTTATACGCTTATTCCAAAAATAAACTTTAGCTCAATTTCTCTGGATATCGCTATAGATGGATACTGGGAAGATTATCAAACCCTAACCTATTTTGCACAGTATGTTTCAGACTCATTTAATAAAAAATACTACGACCTAGATTTTATTCAGTTTAACGTCGACTACCCAGCCTTAGAAAACTTTACTGGTAACACTTACAATACCTCAAACAATCTACTAAAGTCTTATGTTTCTTTTCAGTATTTAAAAAACAACTCATCTGCAAAAAACTCATACTTTACAACCATTGCAGCCCCAAAAAATAACGTCGTTTCTCCAGGGGCAGAGTGGATCACAACAAAATACGAAGTTGTAGATGGAACCATAATCTATCCTCCAAGGGGCATTCGCCTGTCTGATGTTTCTATTGTTACCCATTTGGAGTGGACGGTTCCAGGAATTATCACTAATCCCCTTGTAGTTAAAAAGCTACAGTATGCTTCTCAGGCTTTTAACGAAAAAACCTCAAACCCTGTGGGAACTAGGTTTGGAACTCCTGTATTTCCTTATCTTAAGTACGGATCGTACTTTGACTACAAGAGCAAGAATCCATACAGAATTTATAAGGGAAGCACACCCTACCTATACCTGACAAAAAACAGCGGGTTAGAAAAGGTTGGAGACTATAGTGCATTGGTTAATCGTGGATTCTCAATGCCAGTTAATCAAAACTTAGCTCAAAGCTATAGGGTTATAGCCCTACAGCTTTTCCTTAGATATGGTAGAGATCGGTTTCCATCAGACCCAGAGCAAATCTTTGAGATAGAAAGCAAGGACAATTACATAAAGTTCTTTATTGTTGCCAACGATGACTCTGGAACTAGGGCCAGAATCTACGGACTTAATGCTAAGACTGGTAACTTTGAAAACGGAATTGCTTTTTATTGGAACGGTAAGGTTGTTAGGGAACCAGTTATAACACTGAGCGACTGGGGTGTGTTAGGAATATCTTTCCCGAATACACTAAATTTTGACTCATTTGCTGGTGGTTTTAGAGTAACTGGTTCGGTTTTGGTAAACAGTATTTCTCAGTATCAGTCAACAAGTTTGCAAGAAATTCAAAGGCAGACGCTGAGATCTTGGTTCTTAACAGACTTTGCCAGCGTAACCTCTGGAGATAGATATGACTGGGATTTCTGGAACCAAGATTATAACTGGAATGGGGTTTTGGTTATTTCTACCTCAACTCTAACTGGCGTAAACCCATCAGATATTTATAAGGTTTATACTGGAACAAACAAGTTTATTATTGACGATGATACCCCATTAAAATTTAATCGCTATGAGTATAACACCTATCAGGGTGTAACTTGGCAAAGCCACATCCTTCCCGCTGTATAATATGGTATACTAGTGGTCATGGAAGACAAATTTGCAGAAGCAATTGGTAAAGCTAAAGTAACTCTTGTAGATCAAACGGGATATGCCTGGGGCGTATATGTTTGGAAAAAGGCTAACGGCAAGTGGTTTACCGATGGAGATGGCAATATCCTGAACGTTCCAGCAAACAGGGGCGACGAAGGGCAGATTGCTAAGCTAAAGCAAGCAGCTGCTTACTACGGAGAACCAAATGGATCCCACGTGTTTTTCCCAGGAACAGCAAGAATTACCGATGAAGAATATAGCGAGCAAATAGACCGAATGAAGCAAGGCCTAATCCCATCAATGAATGACATTGGTGCTGTTATGGCTGCTAAGAAAACACTTGAACTTTATGGAGATGAAGGATAATGTCAGAAGAATACCAGTATCCAATTCAGGCGTTTACGCCAGAAGAAGAGCAAGAAGAAGATTTATTCAAGAAACAAGATCCATTTGGCAAAAAATGGGATGACCTAAAAGGCCTTTCTGGGCTAGAAAAGAATTTTAAAAGACGCTCTGACCGCATCGTAAAAGCCTATGACAGCCTTGCTTTTACTGGAGTAGACACAATGAGGCAGGGATATCAAGACAGTGCATTGGCCACAAGCACTGGACAAAACGGAGCTGGATCTAAAGAGATTAATCCTGGATCAGTATTCCACAATGGGTATGGAATGTTTGACGTAATTACTCCACCATGGAACCTTTATGAACTAGCCAACTACTATGACACTTCGTTTGCCAACCATGCAGCTATTGATGCAAAGGTTGAAAACATTGTTGGTCTAGGCTACGATTTCCACGTTTCAAAAAGAACTATGATGCAGCTTGAGGCCTCTACTAGCGAGACTGCAACAGATAAGGCCAGAAAACGTATTGAAAGAGCAAAGGTTGAAATGCGTGAGTGGCTTGAGACCTTAAATAGCGATGACTCTTTTTCAAATACAATGATGAAGTTTTATACAGACGTTCAGGCAACTGGAAACGGATATCTTGAGGTCGGAAGAACTGTTACTGGAGAGATTGGCTACCTTGGCCACATCCCATCTACAACTATGAGAGTTCGAAGACTACGTGACGGATATGTTCAAATTATTGGTCAGAAAGTTGTTTACTTCAAAAACTTCGGGGCAAAGAATCAGAATCCAATTACTGCAGACCCAAGACCAAATGAGATTATTCACTATAAAGAATACTCTCCACTAAACACTTTTTATGGAGTTCCAGATATTATGTCTGCAATCTCTGCTTTGCACGGTGATCAGCTAGCTTCTCAATACAATATTGATTACTTTGGAAACAAGGGTGTTCCCAGGTATATCGTAACTCTAAAGGGAGCAAAGCTATCTTCTGACGCAGAAGACAAGATGTTTAGATTCCTTCAGACCAGTCTAAAGGGACAGTCTCACAGAACTCTATACATTCCTCTACCAGCAGATACAGACACAAACAAGGTAGAGTTTAAGATGGAGCCAATTGAGGCTGGAGTGCAAGAGGCTTCTTTTAATGATTACAGACTTAGAAACAGGGACGATATTCTAGTTGCTCACCAAGTTCCACTATCAAAGATTGGTGGTGGCGATGCCTCAAACATTGCTGCAGCTTTGGCCCAAGACCGTACATTTAAAGAGCAGGTTGCAAGACCAGCTCAGGCAAATTTGGAAAAGATTATCAATAAGGTAATTAAGGAAAAGACAGATATCCTAGATTTTAAGTTTAATGAGTTAACTTTGACAGATGAGATTGCTCAATCGCAGATTCTTGAAAGATACGTTAAGACTCAGATTATGGTTCCTAACGAAGCCCGTGAAAAACTTGGCTTGCCTCAAAGACCAGACGGCGATGAGCCATTCGAGATGTCTACAAGACAGGCTACAGACGCAAGAGCAAACACTGCTCAAAACAGACAGAGAGATTCTGAGAGAGCGAACAATTCTTCAGATAACACGGCAACAGTATCTGGAAGAAATCCAGCTGGAGAGGGAAGGTCTTCAGAATAGTGTTTTTTTAACACTTTTTTATAAAAGGCCTTTATAATTGAATTAACATGACTATGCAGAAAGCCCATTGGGCCACTGAGGGTGACAACGTTCGCCTATCAATGCCGTTCAGTAAAGTGGACGTAGAGAGACGTATTGTCTCTGGCTTTGCCACACTCGATAATATCGACAAGCAAGCCGACATAGTCACAACAGATGCAAGCGTTAAGGCCTTTTCTAAATTTCGGGGTAACATTAGAGAGATGCACCAGCCAACAGCAGTTGGAAAAATGATTTCTTTTAAAGAAGATAAGTACTTTGACCCAGAGTCCAAGAAGTTCTATTCTGGAGTTTACGTTTCTACATACATCTCCAAGGGTGCTCAAGACACTTGGGAAAAGGTCCTAGATGGGACTCTTTCTGGCTTTTCTATTGGTGGAAAGATGAACAAGTGGGACGATGGATATGACGAAAAGATGGACGCAAAAATTAGAATTATTAAAGACTATGATCTGGTAGAATTGTCTCTGGTAGATAATCCTGCAAATCAGTTTGCAAATGTTTTATCTGTCGAAAAAGTTGACGGAGTAGATATGATCAAAGGCGAAAGCTTAGACACCCCAATTGAAAACGTATTCTGGGATGCAGAATCTGGCATAGTCATGTTGTCAGAAAATGACGCTGAGCAGAGTCCTACAAGTGGAACTCCAATGCAAAATATAGGTTTCGTTGAGAAAAACGATAACGAAAAAACAGATATGATAAAGTTCTTAGTTGATAGTGCTAAAGGCATTAAAACTGAGATTAAGAAGGAGGTAAGTCCTATGAGTGAAACAACAATCACTGAAGACATCGTCGAAAAGTCTGACGATGTAGTAGAAGAATCACAGGTCGCTCCAGAGGCAGATGCCACAACCGAAGATGCAGTAGAAAAGTCTATGCACACTGACGAAGCCAAATCCAAAGAGAAATCAATGGACGAGGAAGAAATTAAGTCTGATGACATGGACGAAGACGAAATGAAGTCTGAAGCTGTAGCCGAGGAAGAAGGGGTATCTAAGTCGGAAGAAGTAATTGTAAATGCAGTTACCGAAATCCAGAGTACTCTAACATCAGCCTTTAGCGATCTAGCAAATACCGTAAAAGCTCTACACGAGCAGGTATCTGCACTAAGCAAGTCAATTGACTCTGTAAAAAATGAGGTAACAGAAGCCAAGGGACAGTTTAACGAGTTTGGAAAGAGGGTAGACGCTGTAGAGGCAGATACCGCTTTCCGCAAGTCTGGCGATCTAGGCGAGATCGTTCAGGAATCTGAACCGCAACTGGTTCAGAAATCCCTATGGGGCGGACGTTTCCTCAAAACTGCCGATCTATTCAAATAAAAAAATATCACAGGAGGTGACAATTATGTCGGAAGAGATTATTAAAAACTATCCAGGTACTGGTGCTAACGAGGTCAATGGCCAAGGAGCATTTGCGTCTGGAGGAATTGGTG